TCCATTTTTTACTATATTAATAAATATCTCTTTATGGACAATAAAAAAACACTCGGAACCATTTTTGACACAATAACATTTAACTCATCATCTCAACTTGATAGTCTAATTGATGATATGGATGATGTTCAAATTAAATTTTTAATAACTAAAGCATTAGAGGCCTCATTTAATAGAGGGGCTTACACACTAATTGAATGTGAAATTATTTCAAAAATAATACGTAAAACTTCATACGACATTATTACCGATTCACAAATGGAGTTAAATAAAAAAGGGTCCTGATTTAGGACCCTTTTTTTATCTACGTTGAGATTGATTATCTCAATTCTCTCAAGTCAAATGTTCTTACTCCATCAACTGTGATTCTACCATAGAAACGGTTGTTAACCATTTTCTTAGCGTATCTTGTCATGATACCCTTGATAGGTGTGAAGTTGAATGGGTTATACATTGTTGGTGTTAATTGTAGAGGTACGTACGGTGCGTAGATGTAACCTGTGTCTAACAAAGACGTTCCTTTGTGACCCAATAAAACTGTGTTTGCTGGGAAATAAGGGTCTCTGTAAACTTGGTATCTACCTGACAAAGTACCTACTCTTTCAATACCCATGTTGTACTGGTCCTGTTCAGGAGCTGCGTTTGATACGTGGAAGTATTCCAAGTCATCAAAGATAGCACTGATTTCAGATGATACAACAATCCAGTTAGCTCCACCTCTCAAAGTTGATTTGTGAATTTGAGCTGATACTTGGTTAATTGCAGTAATCAAAGTTTGGTTCCAGTCTTTTTGAGTGTATGATGTAGTTTGAGATAGTCTCTTCCATCCGTTGTAATCCCATCTCAAGTTCCAAGCCGCACCTTTTCTCAAATCTCTCAAGATTTCTCTATCAATTTCTGCTGCGATTTGTTCTGACAACAAAGCTGTCAATTCAGCTTCAGCGTCAATGTTATGGAATGCCGCAACGTCCTGTGCTAATTCAGGAGACCATTGTGCTCTCAATTTTCTTTCAGTTACAGAAACTGTTACAGATTCCAAATCAAAAGAAACTTCACCAATTTTATCTTCAAATTCTAATTCTTCGTATCTTCTGAAAATACCAAAGAATACAGCATCTGATAATAAACCATTTGCAGCACCCGTTGCACCACCTGTAGTGTATCCTGAGTAACCGTCCAAACTGTTAGTTGCACAATCAATACATACCGGTTGTTGTAAATCAACTTCCAAAATGATTTCTCCGTTAGCGTTACAAGCGTTGTAGTATGAACCACCGTTACCAGTACTTGGCCAAACTGTTTGTGAGTTTGAACCGTAGTTTACGATACCTTTACCGTAGATTTGAGTTACAACTCTAAACAACAATGGTTGTGAAATACCTGCAACGTCACTCATGGTTAAACCTGACATTAAACCAGTACCTGCAGCACCTGCCGAAGCCAAAGTTCTAATCTGAAGGTCAGATAAGAATTCTTCGGTATCCATTTCGTTACCATTTGGTCCGATAAGTTGACCAGAACCAGCGCTAGCGAAACCTGTCATTTTAATAATTACTTTTCTGTATTCAGTGTTTGCACTCAATCCGTAGTTTACCAAAGTACTACCAGCCCATCTCTGAACATAAGTTGTTGCAGTGACAGCTGAAAATCTACCTTTAGAGTAGTCAAATAAACCTGGAGGGTCTAATTGAGCTTCATTACCTTCGTAGAACAAATCGTAAAGATTTTTTCTGTAGATAGGATTGTAGGTACCTGAATCTGCGTTTAGAGAAGCAACAGTGTAACCATTGTTTGGGTCACCTGGGTAATTACCTGGAGAACCTACAGGTGCGAAATGCTGACCTGAGTTCTGGCCATAACCAGCTGCGTTCTCTGTACCACCAGAGTAACCTTGAATTTTAGGTACAAAGTAGAACAATTTACCGATAGGTAAGTTCATAGCTTGTACAGATACGATGTCGTTAGCCAACAATTTAGAGAATACTCTTCTCACGATTGGGAATACAACCGTCTCGAATGAACCTGAGTCAGAAGTAGACGCCGCTTCGTTGATTAATTGAGACGCTTGGTTCTCATACAACTGTGCAACGTTTTCTTTCATATGACCTTTAAGTCCTTCTAAGAAACCTAGTTTATCCCATTTGTTAATAGTGTCTTCTTTGATAACTTTAAGGTGCTTAAGACCAATGTTACCTACTAGACCTGATTCTAATAATGCTCCCATTTTATTTTTATTTGTTTTTTATTTTTAGTTTATTTATTTTTATAATTTACTCATCAAATCTTTCATTCTTAAGAATTGAGGATTTTCATAAGTTTTTGACTCAATCAAATTAGTAGCTGAGCCGGTTGAAGCTGTTTTGTCAATTCTTCTTTCAATAGATTCAGTAACAACTTTGCTAGAATCCTGAGACAATTCATTTTTAATTGAGTTGTAAAGAGATTTTGACTCTTTCAATGACTCAACGTCATCAAATCTTCTCAAGATGTTAATTTTTTCTGGTTTTGATGTAGAGTGTTCAGTAAACAATCTAGTAGCGTATGCTAAGTTTGAATTAAACACCGCAACTTCATTAAGTTTTTCTCTAAAAACATTCAAAGCTTTTCTGTACTCTTCGTTCTTTTCTTTAAGAACTTCAACTTCTTGCTTTAACAATTCGTTTTCATAAACGTAATTTCTGTTGTTGGTGATTCCTTTTCTTAAACCACGACCTTCTTTAGAACCATTACCATATGTTCTAGCAGCCTCTTTATATTCAAATTTCTTTTGACCTGGTTTCATACCAACACCTTTTGGTGTTTTGATAAATGAACCCTCTTTGGTTTCAGATTTTTTAACATTAGAGATTCCTTTTTCAGGTAATGTTTCTTTTTTAAATCCATCAACTTTAGTTTGTTTTGTTGGTTTTACAGGTTTTGACATGTAATTACCTTCTTTTGATTCTACTTTTTTCAAACCTTTAGTTGCTGATTTAGCCGTTTTATTTTCTTTAGCTTCGCCCTTATTCTTCATTTTACCCATTACAGGTTTAATCATGTATTTTTTTGATTCATTCACAGATTCATCGTCATCGTCGTCATCGTCGTCGTCTTCGTCGTCATCATCATCATCATCGTCTTCGTCGTCTTCAGATTCGTAGATTTCTTCGTCCATAGATTCATCCATTTCTTCGTCCATAGATTCATACATTTCTTCATCCATTTCTTCGTCCATTGTGATTTCATAAACTACCTCATCTGAGTCGTCCATTTCTTCATCCATTTCTTCGTCCATAGATTCGTACATTTCTTCATCCATTTCTTCGTCCATTTCTTCGTACATTTCTTCGTTCATATCGTCTTCCATTTCTTCGTTCATTTTTAGGATGTATTCAACATCATTTTCATCATCTTTGATGTGAATGTTTTCACCATCTTTGTCAATTATGAACGAATCATTATTAGGGTCCATTTTTTTGAATAAACTCCAAAGCTCGTCTCCACCTAACATTTTAGCGTCATAGACATCAACGTCTTCATCATCATCTGTGAAATCCAAATCACCCATTACTTCGGTATCATCGTCCTCTTCGTCACCAAGACCTAACTCAGGCATTGCAGACATATCAGGAGCGATATCACCAACTTCAATATCAGTTTCCACTGAATCGTCGTCTTCTACTTCGGGTTGTTCGTTTAATTGTTTGTTCTTAGTCTCTTTAGTTAAAGACTCTTTTACCAATTCTGAGATTTCTTGAGCCATAGTTGCCCCAAGTATTCCTTTTGCGTTTTCCTGCACTACATCTTCCAAATTTTTCATTTGTTGTAATGCTTCTTGGACTAAATCTTTTTCAGTCATTTTCAAGTTTGTAATTTGATACATAATAAATATGCCCCAACTTGAAAAAAGTTATTTTTTTGGGCACAATAACCCAATAAAAATAAAAAACCCCTCGGTTAGGAGGGGTTAGTGTTACTCTTCAATAACTTCGTCAATCTTACTTTCGGATACCGAGGTGATTCGCCAATCATGTTGAAACCCTTGATATCTTGAAGTTACCTTCGCTTCTACATCGGTAACTGAGAAGGCTTTTACGAGTTTTTCTTCTCTAATTTTTTTAATTTTACCTGACTCTTCATCGGGTAAATCGTAAGTGATTTTTGCTACAAAATATTTTTCGTCCATGATATGTAATTTATTTGGTTAAATAATCGGACAATTTCTTCATTAAGTCAACCGATTTGTCTATTGACCCTTGAGATTTTCTTTGTGCCTCTTCATCCAAGTTTTCTTCAAAGTTCTTTCTTTCTTCAGGGTCGGTAAATAAATAAGCCCCTGGCGTAGATGGTGAAGATACCAAATCAAAACAGATTAATTCAAAATCGTCTTGTACTTCATTTCGGTCTCCAACCTTCTTCAAAGAACCTACTCCACGAGAAGATATACCTAAGGTAACCCCTTGTCTTAATAAGTTAGCCGCTTGGTCACCCTTTGTAGAGACAATCCCTCTTTCGTGAAAACCTGGTGAGGTTAATAACTTTAATTTACCCATTAAAATAATACCATCCCACCAAACATCCGTGATTATGTGAGATACACGGTCTAAGTCAATCAATGATGACTCAGGGTGATTTAATTCAGAAAGAGATGTTCCTTTTTGAATCATCTTTTTATAGTTGTCTGATTCTCTTTTTAAAATTCTTTCGGGGTAAATTCTTCCGTTTCTATTTGGTGTGTTGTATTTTTGTAATACGGCATAAAACTCAAACGGCTTTGAATGGTCTAACATATCTTTCTTCATTTGTTCCATCAAATGAATATTGTTATTTTCGTTTGGGGATAGGTATCCCGCATCGTATTCAATTAATATACCACGCCCTGTGTCGTTAGGTCCTAATATCTTCATAACTTTTACTTATAAATATATTGGAACACTAAATAAATGCTTTTTCAGTTTTAGAAACGGTAAAATCAAAATTGGGGTTTTTCTTCATATTTTCTTGATATACAAATTTTGCAATCATTTTTAATTTGTCTTTTAGTTCGTTTGATTTAAAATCCATTTCTTTTTTCATAAAAAAAGTCATTTCCAAATTCATAAAACTTTTTTTGTCTAACTGAATTCCACTTGTTCGTAAATCCAAATCAACAATATAATTTGGTTGGAATGTTTCTAAATCAACAATGTCTAATATGTTGTGTTTTATGTTTCTACTTAAGTTTGCAACCACACGATTCCAATTATCACTTGAGATTACGGGGGTTGCCCATGTTTGAATATTTAGATAAACCGATTTCAAATTTTTAGAGTCCACAGTACCATACGTCACCTTAATAGAATCAAATCCTATTATCTTTGAGGTTTTTCCTTTTTTCATTAATTTTGTACATATAAAATGTTTATTTTTAAAAATATACAAACAGAATGTATTTCAGTCAAACTTTTTTTAAATTATGGTTGTATTTAATTTATATGCTAAAAGTTGAAATTAACAAAAATATCGGATTAGAAAAGGCCTTAAAGATTCTCAAAGGTAAGGTTATTAAAACCAAACAAAATGAAGAATTAAGAAAACGTACTGAGTATGTAAAGAAAACTACTCAAAAAAGAGAGAAAATGAAAAAGGCCAAATTTAAACAATCCATACAATTAAAAACACAATCATAACCCCTCGTATAAGTTCTTCAACTTAACGTAGTTATACTTGTTGTATTCTTCTTGTTTTACAAACGAGATTGTTTCGTTAATCTTGTGTCTCATTAAATCATCGTGATTACCCTCAGACAAGACATCTAACTTGTCCAAAGTCTTTTGTTTGTATCCTTCAAACAAACCATTCAATTCCTCATCACCTTTTCCCAAAATGTCTTTTAAATTACTTTTGGTTGATTCATCTAAAGATTCAATATAGTTCTTAATAACATTCTTTCTAATTATTTCTACTGAAGACAAAGGAATATTTAAACTTTCTTTTTGAATTGGTTTTTTAATTAGAGACTCAACAATTTGTGACTTGGCCAAAATCTTCTCTTTTAATTTTAATGGGTCAGTATTAACCAAATCATCAATTTTAGAGTATCTGTTTTCACATACTGTTGATAATATCCATTTGTCAAAACTTGCAGTTTTTACAACTTTTGATAATTCTTTAATTTGAGAAACTGATTCATTCACATATTCCTCGGCAAACGATTTATCAAATCCTTGTTCTTTTGATAACTCAGAATACAAAAAATAAATTTTTGACAAATCTTTATTCTCCAAAACTAATTTTTGGAATTTTTTTATATCCTCAGAAAGGGTCTTATCAATGTAAGATTCTGATAACAAATATTCTACTTTACTAAATTTTTCTCCAAAGTTCATGATAATAAATATTATGAGTTTAACAATCTATCCAATTCACCATCCATATCACCTAAAGATTTTCTCCCTTTACCCAAGTCCAAATAATCATTGGGGGTTAAAAAATCACCTTCTAATAGAATGTTATAGTTATTTCCCTTTCCTTCAGGAACTGTTTCTCCTCCCGGAGGTGGTGGTGGGGGTCCTCCTAATTCCTCACCTGAAGGTGGTCCACCAAGTTCTCCTCCCAAAGGTGGCGGTGGTGGTGTTCCAAAATCACTACCTCCAAAGTCACCTCCACCACCAAGTTCTGCACCTGGTGTTGGAACCGCTCCACCTGTTTGACCACTAAGTTGACCATAAAGTTTGTCAACATTATCAAATAATCCGGTCTTACTAATAACCGCAGCAGTGTTTTGTAATTCGGCGGAAACCGCTCTTTCTAATCTTTGTTGTTGTAAATCCAACTTAATTTCTTCATCTGAGAATCCAAGTATGTGTTTTTTAGCCCATGATTGAGATGTTGGTGCGATACCTTCAATTGCGGTAGTTGCGTCTTTATACAATAACATTTTTTCTTTCCAAACATCAATTGCCAATAATTCGGCTTGTTTTGATGGATTTGTCAACCCTAATGTAAAGTTACCCAATTCATCTTCAAAACCTAATAAAAACAAGTGAACAATAGCCACCTTGTTTAATTCGGCAATCATTGATTTTTGAATTCTATTAATCGTTCTTGCGAAACGAATATCCAATAATGACAAGTTTTTACCATCA